ATCTATTCTTGAATAGTTTACCATTGGCAACTTTAAGAGAAAAATATAAAGAAGATAATGATGGTAGTTTTTCAGATTTAAATTACATTATATCCACATTTAAAAAATATGGTGGAATCCATAAAATACCATATGCGTGGGTACTTAAATATGGATCTATCTGGCATAGATATAAAACTTGGACAGAAGATGGGGTTGATATTCTTGATGATGCGTGGACTAATTTTAATTATTCAGATAATTATGATCCCCAAAATAGTGCGGTTACTAAAACATATTCATTAGTTATTGATGGAATACCACAAGACATCGTTTTACAAGACACTATTATTAATGGGTTAAGTGAACAAACAAGAATTAATACAGGATTTTATCCTAAGTTAATTGATGACTTTAATGTATTTTACCAAGGTAAAAGAGTATTTGAAACTCAAGTACAAATTTCAGGTACTGCAACAATATTGGGTAATGTATTAACTGTTAGTACGGTTAGTGGTAATGATTTATTTGATGGTGCTATTCTATCAGGTAATGGTATTACTTTAGGCACCACAATTACGGGACAAACTAGCGGTACTTTGGGTGGTGTTGGTGTTTACGGTATTAATATACCACAAACCGCAACAACGGCAATTAGTTTTTATGTCACTAACCCACCGGCACAGTCATATTCAAATAGTGAGATACAAAGTGTTTTAGATGATAATATTTTATATTTAAAATCCGCAGCAGGATCAACAATAAATAAATTACCAGGATTTGATTTAAGTAATTTAAATCGTTCTTTAAGTTTGAAATCTTGGAGTTGTTTTGTTACAACATCAGATGGTAACAATATATTCCCAATACCATCATTTGGATCTTCAGTGAATCAAACTAAAGATGAATGTTTTAAAATTAATGGTGATTTAGCAACAGAAGTTGTTGATAACCCCGCAGTTTATAATGGTTCAGTTAGATTATTTTGGAAAGCACCAAATTATGGATATTTTGATAATGATAGATTAATTAAACCATCACCAAACAGTTATTTAAAACATATTAAAAATGACGAATCAATACAACAGGCATTCTCAATTAATGGGGTATCGTCTGAATATACAAAAATAAGTGAGTTATTTACAACATTTGAAAAAGATATTTTAGACATAATGGAGAACGAGTTTTTAAATTTTAGCCGTTCTGTATATGATTATAACTCAAATATAAAATCAACTCTTGGGGTTGATACTGACACTGAAATTACAAACAATAATTTCCAATCTCTAATGAGATCGTTAATGAAAGTTCCAAAACCAAAAGATAACATAAATGGATCGGTTGTTATTAATGAAATACAAGAATCACAAATTAGTAACTTCAAACAAGTGTTAGGAACATTTATGGATTATAAAGTTACCATGAAATACGGTAACCCATCAAATTTTGATAAGAAATTGTTTTACACATATTCAAATCAAATCTTAATTGATACATATAGTTTCCAAGGGTATAATGTCGGTTCACCAAATAGTTTACCAAGTGCTGGCGGGTCAATAACTTTATCACAGTCTAAAGCACAAAATCCTGAAACTTGGAAAACTTTAGAAACTTATGTAGGATTTTCTGAGATACCGGAATTAGTTTATAGTGATAACGGTTCATACATTACCGATTTCTTTTTAGATATGAATATTGAATTTACTGAAAATTCAATTAAGACATTATCACCGTTAATTAAAATATATGCCACTCAAAAATTAGAAGACAACAATTTTAATTCCACAAAGTTTAGGACTTTAATGGATGGTTATATTAATAAAAGTAATACATATATTAATACTTTATTAGATTTAGAAATGACTAGATTGAGGAAAGAACTTCCTGATGTTAATATTAGTCAAACAAACACTAAAGTTAGGGCGGATTATGAAGGTGATCAAACTAGATATGAATTATGGGAATTATTTAAAACCATTAACGACACATGGATTTCAGGTACCGACTTTAAAAGTAAGACTTTATTTGAAGATGTACTTTTAATGGACAGAGCCAGTAGAGATGTAGGACAACAAATATATGTGGACATCTTCAAATTAAAAACATTAATTGATAGTTCTCTTGTTAAAAATAATATGTTGGATATTGTACAAACAATATTGACTGAAAATAATTTTGTTAACTTTGTTATTCCCGCATTTGCGAATTTTTATAATGTTAGAGATGTTAGTAAAAATGCGGTACCAAGACCTGAAGGCACTTTAGAATTTGCCAATACTTTATTTGGTACTTATTTAAATGTTGATTATAGAGAAACAGGTTCAAAGTTTGTTTGTTTATATGCTAATAAACCAAGTGAACATTTAGCACTTAACGATAATGTTGATTACAGATATAGAGATGATGCGTTTGATTTGAGAAGAGCAACTGACAATCCGTTATTAGAAAATCAAGAAAACAAAACAAATTGGGCAACATCAAATAAAGTTGTTGGATTCAATGTTGATATTGGACCACAAAATCAACAAATTTTTAAACAAATTGATGTATCTCAAGATCCTGGATTACCAACTACCGAATCATTGGAAGTTCTAAACCAAATGGCTAATCAGGATAGAAACAGAGGTAGTTATACTCAAAGTGTTTCATTATATAATCTATATAAAAATAGAAGTTATAAATGTTCTATTGATATGATGGGTAATGCGTTGATACAACCTATGATGTACTTTAATTTAAGAAATGTTCCTTTATTTAGTGGACCTTATATGATATTAAAAGTAAGTCATAGAATTTCTCAAAATGGGTTTGACACGACATTTGAAGGGCAAAGACAACCTTTTTATAGTATACCTAAAATAGAAAGTTTCATACAATCAATCAGTACTAAAATACTAAAAGATATTCAAGAAAGGATTAAACAGAATGAAGAAACAAAGACACAACAATCTGTGAATACATTATCTCAAACGGCAACTAAATTGGATAATGTTAGTGAAACTAATACCACTCTTAATGTTAATCAAGCTTGTTCTTCGGCACTTAATGAGTCATATAAAAACTTTACAAATGCTACTGGTGATCCATTAATGATAATGAGTTCTAGTGAAATAAATAAAAAAGATGCGGCAAATAAAATAAACGAATTAATTATTGCGAACGGTTCTTATAATAGTAATGACTCAAAAACTTTGGCATCATTTATATATAGTATTATGACGGTTGCCACAAAACCATCTGAGATTTTTAAGACTTATGGTAATAATTATGGGTTAATACCTTTGAATACTAATTATGGTGGTTCTTTTGTTTTATTTGAAAACAAATACTATTGTAATAGTAAGAACATACCTATGGCGGTATTTTCATCATTTGATCAATTTGTGAATTTTATGATTGCCAAGTATGGACCTCAATTAGGTACCATAAAAAATTATGTATCAACAAATAATAATATTTCCGATCAAATCAAATATGGTAAGGCATTTGCAACATTCTATATGGACAATTACCCAACCAATGAGGGACAATCATTATTTGATACTTTAATTGAAGAAAATAAAAATAAATTAGAAAAACTTTTTGGTAATGCTTATACTGATTATGTTAGTTCACAAAGACAATTTACATCACAATCAAGTACTACCACACCAAAACCTGCTAAACAAGTTGTCCAAGCCAATGGTGATCAGTTAATTCAAATGCAAATAGTAATATCACCTAATTCAGGAAAATGGAATATTGATTCGGCTGAAATTATATTTAATAAAAAACCTGAAGAATGTACTGCAACAATAGGTGTAAAAATTAATGTACCAACATTCATTGCGACGAATAAACAGTCGTTTACAATGACAGCACAAGATTTACTTACTACGATAGGATGTACCCAAAATGGATCATACAACATTCAATTCAATGTTAACTCTATTCCAGTATTAGAAGATGGAATTACTACGGATACGACAAGAGCAATAGTTCCACAATCGTTTTTAATTAAATGTCTTCTTTAATTTTTCATAATGTTATGATATTTATAAATAAAAATAGATATGAGTAATACTAAATTAATTTTGGATAACTACTTGGGTAAAAACACAAGAGTTACGGAGAAAGATAAAGGAAATGGGTATAAAGAAGTTTGTGATTTGGATACTGGAGACTGTTATACTATCAGAATGAAAGACGGACTAATAGAAAGAGTTGATAATACAATGAACACTAATAAAAAAATCCAAGTGGAAACCAAAACAGGTATAAAACAATTATTAAATGGTTAATATGAAAATAGATAAAAAAATATTAGAAGAAATTAACAGATATAAGTCAATTAATAATTATATAATGGAACAAGACGCTCCTGTTGAACCAGACCCTGCGGCGGCTCCACTACCGGCACCTGATGCTGGATTACCACCTGCACCTGGAGCTGAGACACCTGCTCCCGGAGCTTTACCTCCACCACCCGCACCTGAAGCTGAGACACCACAACCAATTGATGTGGCGCAAGACCCTGATGTTGAAGAAGTTGGTAAAGATGAAGAGGATAAAGAAGAACTTGAAATCACTGACTTAGTAAATAGTCAAAAAAATATTGAAACAAAACAAGATGAATATTTTGACAATCTATTTAAACAACTTGAAAATTTAGAAAGTAAATTGGGTGAAATGGATAATTTAATGTCTGCGGTTAATTCATTAGAACAAAAAATTGAAAAATATCGACCTAAAACACCTGAAGAAAAACTTGAATTAAGAAGTTTAGATTCTGGTCCTTTTAATCAAAAACTATCTGATTATTTTGAAGATAAAGAAGATCAGTTTGAAAAACAAGGTAGAGAAGAATATATTCTAACAACTGATGAGGCTGAAGATTTTTCACCAAAACAAATTAAAGATACTTTTGATACATACGATGACGATGATATGATGCCTTAATTAAGGGAGGGACATCCGTGTCCCTCTCAAAATTTTTGAATACATATTGACTGCGACACTTTTTTAATTTATACTTCCTATTGTAAACTTTTAATAACACAAATATATGGCGACAAACAATGTTTTAGATGCAGTTTTGGCTCAGTACGAGAACTCAAAACAAGGTAGTTCATCTTCTACCTCAAAAATGACACAAGATGAGAGAATGAAAAAATATTTTGCTGCAATTCTTAAAGACAGTGAAAAACAAGGTCAGAAACGACTACGAATTCTACCAACAACCGATGGATCATCTCCTTTTAAAGAGGTTTGGTTTCATGAAGTTAAAGTAGATGGAAAATGGGTTAAACTTTACGATCCAGGTAAAAACGACAATGAGCGTTCACCATTAAATGAAGTTCACGATGATTTAATGTCAACAGGTAAAGATTCCGATAAGGAAATTGCCAAACAATATAAAGCTCGTAAATTTTATATCGTTAAAGTTATTGATCGTGACAACGAACAAGACGGTGTTAAATTTTGGAGATTTAAACACAATTACAAACAAGAAGGTATTCTTGACAAAATCATTCCTAT